GTTTCTATATCCATCTTTAACTGATGTATTTTTATAAAAATTATTAATTGTTTGTGCTGTATTGCACTTATTACATATTTTATTCATCAAAGTCCAACTCAATATCTTCGCCAAAAGATTCACCGTAGATCTCTTTGGCTTTTTGGATCTGTTCATCCATCCAAGCCACGTTCTCCGGATCTTTTGTTGGATCTTGGTTAGCTGACTTAGAATTAGCAGCTTCAGCCTTCATAGCTTCAAGCTCTCGCTTTTCCTCTTGCTCTGCCCAATCTAACGCAGCCTTATCCTTATCCTCTTCCATTTTAACATCTTCTTGCTCAAGTCGCTCTTGTTCTGCTTTAAATCGTTCAATACGATCATAGAACTCATATAAGAGCTCTTCTATAGAGTATGATAATAACAGTGGATCTTTTAGTGGCCTATTATAAGTTCTAGACCACCAACTTTGAAGGAAAAGTAGTAGCTGCTCTTCGGTGTTTAGTTCAGACCTAGCATTTTTTGCTGCTAAGTTTCTTATTGATTCGATGATGCTTGGTTCGGATCCTGAGGAGCTGGTTGAGTTTTTTTCTTTAGTTCTTCTTTCCATTCAGCCTCCGCCTTCTGCACTTCTCGATAAAGAGCCACAAGAGCGTCCTCGTCTTCGATAGTGATCCCACCTTGGCTCTGCTTCCACCACTCAGGACCGTCAATGATCTTGACGCGAAGATTCGCTAGAACAATAGCAAACCCAGCAAGGTCGTCTGTAGGGTTCGCATAGTTGCCAAGTAAGCGTGTCTTTTCAAGAGACAGTGCATGCTTCTGCCCAACATTTAAATGAGCAAGAACTACAAATGTTCCTTCGTACTTCTTTAACTCGCCTTGATAGTTAAAATAAAAAGTTTTTTCTTTACTGGGTAAGTTCATCTAATGCTCCTATATTATTGTAGATACAAAAATAATTATACTTAAGAAAGTTGAATCTACACTAAAATCTAAAATTTCTAATTCTAGAAGCTATCTGCTGAAGCCTGCTAGGTGGGTTCTTATTTTCTTGAGTATTACCTTGGATACCTTCAACATACTCAGGTTTTCTTTCATCTTGAAAGCCGATTGCTCGCCAAACTAACTGAACATTAGCTAATGAGTCAACTTTAAGATCTTCTTGTCGGCTCATAATCATCGCTTTATTTGTGTAAAAGAGAAGTTGATCTGTAGCTGAGTCTCTTACTTCGATAGTGATGTACTTATGAAATAGGAAATTAAGAGCATCTGCTTGCCACAGCTCAGTCCCAGCGCTTTGGCCTGGAATATGCAGCGCTGATATAGTTCCTTCCACTATAACCCTCTGTGGAGCAATCTCGTAAGGAAGGTAATCATCGATCGTGGTGATATCTACCGCTGTAGTGCTGATTCTCCATGAGACACCAAAAGCAAATCCACATAACTTATTATTAACTTTCAACAAAACTCTAGCACCAGATGCGTACCTAGCATTAGGCCGAGTTGAAAAGATACCTGCAACCTGACTTGTAACATTGTCAGATAGTCTATTAGATAGATTTGGTCTATTATTAAAACCAGACGACATCTACTTATCCTTGAAAGTGCTGTCCCCGACCACTAAAGTCAGCGACAAAACTATCTTCATCTAAATAAAGTGCAACAAAGTTAAATCTCTGTATTGCTGCACCTTTTTTAGATAATTGAAAATCAGCTTGAGTGATTCTACAGTTTCTTATGTTTGCAACACCGATAACTTCTGTGTTTGCGATCGTGAAACCACCAACCTGTTGTCCGCTAAGAAAATCTGCTGCGCTTTGAATTCCGCTAGCAATCTGATCTAGTAGTCCATTATTTTGAGGAGCTTTTGCAGGAACTTTTTGATAAACTTGAATATCAAAAGTTGTTCCTTGGTTGAACCTACTAGGATCAAGAGCCTCATTTGCTCTTCCGTCGTTGCCTAGCCCAAGAGATGCTGCAGCACCATTGAATAACCCGCTACCCCATACTGAGCCCCAGTTACCGACACCGTTGCCTGCGTCGTTTATAGCAGTATCATGCGGTGCCTTCTTACCAGTTGCAGCTTTAGCGTTTTTTGCGTACCTGATGATGGTGAAGCTGCCAGACACGTTGTATCCGAGAGGCTCTACTGAGGAACCCTCGTACATCCCAAGAATCTTAGGAGTCTGAGTGATAACTTGAACAGAGTACGTTAGATCAGTGCAAAAAGCTAAAGTTTTGCCGTTCAACTTAATCTTAGCGTTTGCGCCTGTGATAAAGAACGGACGAATACCTGACATCTACACTGATCCTTAACTTACTGATTAGCTCAGATCTGTATCACCTGAGTAAGAAGAGTCGAAAGACTCATCATCTGCGATGATTCCAACAAACGCCAAACGGTCAACAAGAATACCACGCTTGTTCAACGCAGCGCTCTTACGCGTGAATCGGCAATCTTTGATCGTGATAAACTCTACAGAATCTGTCACAGTTGCAGTTCCGCCAGCAGCTGTTGGACCAGCTTGCTCTTTCTGATAAACAGCTAAGTCCCAAGTTTGAGACAGTAGGATATTACCGGGATTAATCTCGTGGTCTCCTCTTCCACCAGTGGTGTAATTTACTCTTCCAAGACCGTTTCCACCAGTATTTGTTCCTGGCATGTTATTAGTCTTAGCGATGCCAGTATAACGAACAACACTAAGTTCACCGGCTACTGAGTAGTTTACTGGCTCGTTGGTGACAGCCTCGTAACGACCCATTGTTTCGATTGGGATGGTATCCACTACAACCTGATATGAAACATCCGAAGCGTAAGCGAAAGTTTTTCCACCTACCTTAATCTTAGCGTTTGCACCTGTAATGAACGACGGTTTCTTTCCAGCCATATTTTCTCCTTTTGGTCTTGCGGTTGACCAGTACCTATCATTTTTTTAGGTCACACTATGCGACCCACTTAGATAATATACACTATTTTAAGTTAATTTTCGTGCGTTAACCTGTTATTAATCATAAAACGTGCAGTTATATAAAAGATAAAGAGGGAAAGGGAGAGAGAGCAAGAAGGAAAGGGTTAGTATAGGTCGACTTTTCTTAGAAACTTAAGGTAAGTGTATCCTAAGACTTGATTGGATGCACTAAAATTTTGGCTTTAGGTTTTAAGATACTCCAAGACTTCATCTTGGTACCGTAAAACATATAGATCTTGTCTTTGAAGCTGTTGTAGCGAGCAATTCTGTTTTTAATGCTGCGCTCGTTAGAGAGCTAGCTCTACAAGAAAGTCTTTGAACCCACAACACTATCATCCTCTATGAGACCGACAATTTCTTAAGCATAGCAGTGACACGTTTAGCTTTAAACTCTTCGTTATGAACTAAGTTACGAAGTATGTCTGAGTGAAACTCAATAGCCTTCTTTTTAGCTTCGCTTTGATTTTCAGGTAAACTGTAAAATTTAGTTGAACAAGCAGTAGAGCAGGAACGTTTTGCCCAAGCTAACTAGAGTAGTTTCACTCTCCTTACCGCAACATCTGCAATTAGATAACTTAATTCTGTCCTTATAATTAACATCAGAAGCGCCTGTACTATCAGATAGACGCTTGATGTAGCGTTATTTATGGTAATCGGGATATTCAGCTTTGCCTTTAGGAATCTATGTTGGCTTACCACATATCTTGCACATCTTCTGATGTATACCGTTGAAACTTAACGCATCAACTCTATACTGATCTTTTGTACATGATAAGATACCCTACACCAAGGTTATACTTAGTAAAGAGTATCAACTACAAACTAGCTGTAAGCTAATTAGGCTGTTTGTGAAGCTCGCTGAAGTGTAATGTCAGCAAGAATAAAATCTATTCCCTCTACCAGTTTGACTACGACACTTATGTTAACAGTGTTGCCGTTGATCTGAACAACCAACTGCTTAAATCCGTTCTTAGCATCAGAGGTACTCACTGTAATTCCTTGAGCCAAGTAAGTAGACAAGATGGCCTCACAAGTAGACTTAATCTCCGCAGCAGAGACCGTATTCTTCATCCCAACGTAGATGTTTTCAAGTTGATTTCGGAAGTCATAAGCAAGAACGTCTGCAGCGTAAATTACGTGTCCTCGGTTGAATACCCAGTTTCCATCTTTTCCGTAAGTTGTATTATCTACAACAAGTCGGAACCCACCGGTTTGCGGAGCTTCCCAGAAGGTAATTCCGTTTTGGATAGCGTCGTCGAACATGGTATCTGGATCAAAGTCGATCTGAATGTCTTGCTCAGCAACAGACATAGCTTGAGCAGTGTGTCGAATTCCAGACATGTTGAAGTACTTGAACGTCATCGGGTTTCCAATAGGAGATCCGCCGCGTGCACCAGCAAGAAGAGCAGCGCCAGCCCAAGGTTGAAACCACTTAATAGCTCCTTCAGAGTCGATCTGACGAATATCTTGGATAACCATCTGGATTCGACCGGAAGCCATGGTAGCTGCTTTAGCCTTAGAATCAACGTAAGAGCCTTTGAACGATAAGTAACCTTGTCTCTCAGATTTCTTCTTAGTAGTTGTCATCAAGCTCAAGTGAGTTTTAACAGCTTGATGGATAGCATCGATCGTGTAAGTAGATCCTGAATCAGTCAACTGATCAGCGATATCTGCAGCAGCGTCTCGCGAGAAGAGAGGCACTATAGAGTTAACGCGGAATTTCTCAAACTTAGCAAGAGCGTTAGTGATCTCTGAGGAAGTAGTAGCACCTTTTGATCCGCCGCTCAAGTAAAGAGCATTTGGTACACCTTGTTGATCAGGTAACCCAACTTTCTTAACTTCTGAAGCAGAAGTAAGAGGAATCAGTTCAACTTGTGAAGATAAGTTGAAGAAGTTAGCAACTCGATCAGCGTCTCGTTTGATTCGCGCAGGTTGACGAAGAGTCGATCCACTAAAGAACGCACCAGCACCAGAAACTCGATCAAGAACTGAGAGAGGAAGTTGACCTAATTGAACGCTTGCAGCAGACGCATTCCATCCAGGTAAAGTGTTGATGTAATCAACAACTGACTGAATAGTTGGGAAATTTACTTTGTTAAGTGTGATTGAAGCAGGCGATGCGCCAGTCTGAGTAAGAATAATCTGTGTCGCAGTGATGTCAACAGACGCGCTAGTGCAAGAACCAGAACCATCACGTCCTAAGCTCATGACAATCTCGCCGCCGACTGTATCGCTCTCTTCAAGAGTTGAGACGTTATTTTTAATCGTTAACGTCGCAAGAGGCTCAGATAACGCTGTCGCAAAAGAATGGTTTGAGAGAGCAAGCGACGAGTTAGCGTTTCCTGCACCTAACTGAATACTTCTTCCTAGTCCGTTTCTGTGAATGTTAGTGCCAGCACCTTGAGTCAGCACGATAGTGTTTGACGTTGTACCAGCTGACGCAACAACTGCAGAACCAAGAGCTGTATTTAACGCAGACACTAGAGCAGCAACGTTTGTGTAAGAGCCAGCAGCAATAGTTGCTGTATTTTCTGCTCCACCGTTTAATCTGTATTGAATTTCATCGTCGACGCCAGCAGTGATAACAACTGGAAAAGTGATTGTGCCAGAGATGATTCTAGCTGCAACCTCTGGAATAATAACGTTCTTGAACGTCAACTGATTTCCACCGATTCCCCACTCAAGTGAGCGAATTCTTCCGTAGTCGTTTGTACCGCCGCCAGCAGCAACAGGATCAAGGATCGCTTGAGTAGACGCATTTGTTTTGTAGATGTAGACAGCTTGCGCTCCGCCAGGAATAGCACCGTCAGCTCCAGGAGCAAACAACATATTACAAGCATCTACGATCGGACCGCGTCCGTACTTAGCTCGAAGTTGTGGAAGTTGATCTGGACTAAAAACGTTATTAGCGATGTTAGTCTCTGCGGAACCAGGAGTTCCCGCGTCTGCTTCTCCAAGAATCGCAACGATACCTGTTGGACTAAGAGGAAAACCTCCGCCAAGGTCGATTGTAGTCCTAGAGTAAGCACCTGGTTTGAAAATTGTAGCGCCGTTAAAGCTCACATTAATTGCCATATAATCATGTCTCCTGAGTCAAGTTTCTATAGCACAATTATAACATAGATGTTAAGTTAGGTTAAACTAACTTAATCCCGTACTTTCTTAAAGCCTCATCAAATTCTGCCATCGTTGCTATCACAGATATACCACGTCCCTTAAAATCGGCCTTAATAATTTCTTTGCGATGATGAGCCGGAATTTGAGGTTCTCTTAATACGTACCATGTATCAAAATCTACCTTTAACTCCTCTGTAATCGCGCTTGGAGCCTCTTCAGCTTCTGTCACTTCGATAGCTTGCTGTTCGGCCGCATCTTCAAGCTGCATTTTTTTCTTCTTAGACATAAGTTGCTCCTTAATACCTATTTTAACCGGTTAGTCGGTTAAATATTCATGTCTTCGTCGCCGTCGTCGTCGCCGACGCGGCTCACTATTAAACCATCGTTGCTGGTAGTGTTAACTTCTGCTATATCTACGTCAGGTGATGCAGCTACATCGCTAGCCGGTGGTAGTCCAGTGGCGGGATCTATATTTAGATGTTCTATCTCAGATAACGGCTCAGCGTTCCAGAAATTCTGAGTTGTACACCTAAATCTTATCCATCTTGTCCAGATGTTCTCCATTATTTTCCCAACATCTTTGTTGTAGTCTGATGCGCTGAACGTATGTAACTTAAGACCTAGCCTATGGGCCATCAACTTATGCTTAAAAAGTATGTAGGCAACTATGTAATAGAGCCATAGAACATGGTCTCCTGCTTTGTTAGCATGCACTCCGATATCAACCATGCAAGTAAACACGCCTGTGCCTGTCTCATTTACGTCGTCAAAAACACCAGCAAAATCGTTAAGTGCAGCCTTACTCTCATCTTCAGTTTCATTAGCTAAGTGAACACTGATGCATGGGATCTGCTGCACATTGAAGGACCAGGCTTTGACAACTGGAATCTTAGTTGTGGAAAACCACTTCCATATGTCGTCTAGATACTTTAATCCGTAGTTGTCATTAAGTTCATCTTGAGTGAACTGCCAAAACAAGTCGTAAAACTCTGCTTTGTT